GAGGAGAACGTTACCAAACGCTTTTAGTACTAGACGAGCAAAATTAAATTATACAGCGATCGTTACTACCGATAATAATGACAATAGTAGTAGTACTAATACCGTACCGGCTCCTACGTTAACTGATCGCCAGAAAGAAGAAGTGCGTAAAAAAGTGTTAGCTTATATAGGAGCTAATCTAAATAAGTTCCCTGTTGACATTAGAACTGAGTATACAGCCAATAGATTGAGAATATTGATTCCTTCTGCTGATGAAATCAATATGGCTGATAATACAAAAACGTTAGGAAGATTTGGATCTTATAATATCGAATCGCAACAATTAGAACCTTTAGCGGCGTTTAGATAATGGCAAATCTAGTTAACATCCAAGCTGGTCAAACATTAAGCACGATCGCTAGCCAACTGTATGGTAACCCATCAGTATTTAGAGAGTTGGCAGATGAATTTAATATCGATGAATTTGATCCAACTCAAGAAATCACTGGAAAAATATTGGAAATCTCAGACCAATTAGAATCGCGTATAAAAGCTAAAGCTGAACAATTAGAAGGAGTGTTTAGCCTTTTTGATGATAAAAGGTTTGAAGAGATAGATTTAAGCGTTATACAATCTGTAGACGGTCTATCACCTCAACAGTTAGTATCTTGGTTATTGTAGTTGCTACCCTTATATAAGTAGAAGATATTTTTGAAAGAATGACCTACGCAAAGATTCTTATTGGTGCTGGATCTACAGAAATCGCTAATAGCGACGATCGCGATCTACGCACTTATGAATTTAATTGGGGCGACGGTCGTTTAATTGACGTTAGCGTATCGTTGAACGAAGGTAATAACCTTTCTACGTGTAGTTTTTCTATTTACGACAAAGACCGGACGATCGCTAATGATTTTTTCACTTATGTAAAGAATGTAGAGGGTTTAGAACCTAATCAACTACAACAAAGAGCTAATAACACTCCTGCTAGTTCTAGCCTTGCTGGTGAGGCTCCTAATAGTGGTGTATATGGTGGTGTAACTCTAAATCAAACTCAAGTTGATAACGCTTTTAAGGTGGCATCTTCTGTAAAAGCTCTTGGCGGATCTACTAGAGATATTGAAACCGCATTAATCACTGTAATGCAAGAATCGAGTCTCGTCTTTCAAAAAGGCGGAGATCGTGATTCTGTAGGTTGGTATCAGCAAAGAGAACCTTGGGGTGATTATGCCACTCGTACTGATATTGGTGGGTCCACTGGATTATTCCTAAAAGGTGGTAAAGCTCCAGGTACTCCTGGTTTGTTCTCTTGGACTCCTAGAAACCAAAATCCTTCTGGATACGATCGCGCTGTAGCCGCTCAAGGTGTACAACGTTCAGCCTTCCCTGATAAATACGCTAACTGGTTACCTATGGCAGAAGCGTTAATACAAGCAATGAACGTTGACGCGGTATCAACTCCTACCGAGGATACTCAAGATAGTTTGGCGATCAACACTACACCCGTATCAGTAGAACGTGAAGCCACCTTAGCTGGGCAACAAATCACAATTTTTTTGGGATTCGATAATAAACCTTCAGTTGGGTATAGTTTCATCCATACAGGTATACAATATGACCTTTATGACAATAGTATACTTAAATTTGACGGTACGGCTGCTGCTTTTGTATTACACCAGTCGAAGAAAAATTCAGCGTATATTAACATCACGTTAAAAGAGTTAGCTGAGAAGATTTCGTCCAACTACGGTTTAACTGTGGATATGACTGTAGAGGGACCGAAGTATGTTTATATACAACAGAAAGCCGAAACAGATTGGGAGTTATTAACAAGAGAGTGCGATCGTATTGGTCTTATTATTAAGAATGTAGGCGATAATAAGATTCAGATAAAAGCGAGATCTGAGATGTTAGTGGATCTTCCTGTGTGGAGATTAAAATTAGGTGAAAACCTAACTAATTTTTCTGTATCGCACAAGGCTAATTCTACTCAAGGTGCTCGTAGTGCTGAACCTGGTGATTTAACGTCTACAGGTGTTAAAAAATATAATATTGATCCTGATACAGGTTTATTAGTACAAGAAGAGACCACAAAAAGCGAAACCTTAGGCTCTCAAAATACAGCTTCTACAATAGGTGTAAATTTAGCCAGTATTAAACCTCTTACTGATGGTGTATCTGATTTAGCCGATAGTAATCGTAAAGCTAACGAACAACGAGTAAAAGGTATTGTAGCTACTTTTGAGACTCCTACTACAAGCGAAATTCTTAAACTAACACCAGACGACGTACTATTAACAGAAGGTATTACTGAATTCTTAGATCGTGTGTGGGTTATCGAAGAAGTTTCCCATACTCTGTCAGCATCTTCAGGTTGGAAAACTACGGGCACTGTATATAGTCCTTTGCGTAATAAATATCCAACTCAAAACGGTTCTATAGACACAGCTCAAAGCGATCAAAAGAATCCTAATGGTTTTATATTTCCTACCAAAACTAGACTTATAACATCACCTTTTGGTCCTAGATCTTCTGGTACTCATAAAGGTATTGATATTGGCACCCCTACCGGAGAAAATTGTTTTGCTTCAGCAGGAGGCGTAGTCAGTCAAGTAGTTACAGGTTGTAAAGTAGGCGATCGCTCTTGTGGAGGTCGATACGGTAACGTTGTCTATATCACACATCCTGGCGGATTTGAGACCCGTTATGCTCACTTAAGTGAAGTAGAAGTAAGCCAAGGTCAAACCGTGTCTCAAGGTCAATTAATAGGACGTACAGGTAATACTGGTGACTCGTCAGGCCCCCACTTGCATCACGAATTAAGGTTGAATGGTGTCGCGAAAGATCCATTACAGTTTATCAAATGAGTTTTCTTTCTAGGTTAACAGAATTACAAGATACGGCTAAGTTTGCTAATAGTTTGATAGGGCGTAATATAGCTCCGTATTTAGCGATCGTTTCTAACAATAATGATCCTGATAATCGTAGACGTATCAAAGTTGTTAATCCTGCTAATCCACAATTAGAAACTCATTGGATAAGACGATTAGATACAACACAAGGAAAAGATGAACCCTTACCAAAGATAGGACAAACTGTTTTAGTTTTATGTATTGATGGTGTAGATACGAACGCCTTCTATTTGTATTGCGTAAATGATACAAATCCTCCACTAAACAAAAATAATGTGGTTGAGGATTTTATGTATAACCTTGATGGTAGTTATACTATTACAGCAGATCGCACTATAACGCTACAAACAGCATCAGGAGGCGTTATAACCGTTAATACTAATGGTAGTGTATCAGTACAAAGTCCATCAACTGTGACGCTTACAGCCCCTACTATTAATATTACAGGTAACGTTTCTATAACAGGTTCTTCCGTTGCGATCAATGGTCAACAGATCGCAACTGTAGGAGCCCCTGATAGTAGAGGTGATGTTCTAACTGGTAAAGGATGGTAATCTCAATGATAACTGGTGTTAAATATCCTTTTGAAATAGAGAACGGTAATCTAAAAGTAGTTAAGGATGACGATTGGGCTCAGAGTGCGATCCGACATTATTTAGATACTTATCCGTTGGAAAATCCTATGCGGAGTTCTTACGGTTTTAATCCTGGTTTATTCGATACAAGAACGACTACTACTTTTGTAAACTTAAAAGAACGTTTACAAGCGGCAATACCAGATGTTGATATTAACGTCGTTAACGATTTGGAATCTCTAAATATTTTCTATTCTTATAGAGGTTCTGAAGACACAAAATTATACGTTTATAGGTGGACCTAATGGCTGAGATTGATACCAGTAAAATTGAAGCGTATATCCCGTTAATCGACGATCGTTCAGAAGAAACGATCTCTTCTCAAGCTCAGGATCTTATTCGATTTTTATCCAATAATCAATTAAACGATTTTACCGATGGTAATCCATTAGGAGTCCTTGTAAGAGCGTTGTCGTTCGCTCAAGCAGAGTTTTTATATAGAACGAATAAACTACCTCTCTCTCTTTTATTAACGTTTCTAGCGTCTGCTGGTGTGACTAGAACACCCGCTACAAAAGCTGTTGCTAGTGTCACTTTTACGTTAAGTTCACCACGTAATATACCCTATCAAATACCCGCTGGATTTGAAATCGTTTCTATTTCTAATAATCTACGATTCTTTACTAAAAATGTTTTAACTATACCTGCCGGTTTTATCAACGGTGTAGTAGACGTTGAAGCTGAAAAGACAGGAGCCGAATATAACTTACCAGCTTTTTCTATTTCTCGTATCACCCAACCTTTAGCTTTCTTAGCTAGTGTTATTAACACTTCTCCTGCTTCAGGTGGTGGTGACGCTGAACCTATCGAAGATGCGATCAATAGAGGCTTTAGAGAAGTTCGTATAAGAAATCTAGTATCTGAATTAGATTTTGAACAAGCCGCTGTTACAGTTATGGGTGTTGGTAGTGCTGCTAAATGTATCGGTCTATTAGGCCCTGATAAAATTACAAAAAAACCTGGCGCTATCCATCTATTTTGTTTGTCTACAGAAGGTGTACCAGCAGGTATCGGATTATTAAATAGCGTTCAATCAGCTTTACAACCTAACATTTTATTAGGTACTACGCTGTACGTTTCTGCAATGGAAGTTTCACCCGTCGATATTTATATTACAGCTAGAATAGATGGTGCTATACCTGCCGCCACGATAGCTGATAATTTGGAAAAATCGATCAAATCTTACCTATCTCCAAGGTCTTTTAGACCTGGCGAAACTCTTCATATCGAAGAAGTACGACACCAATTACGTTTTGTAGAAGGTATTCAGTTTATCGATTATATATTGCTAAACGATTTGCCTAACAATATTGAGCCCGATAACGCTTACTCGATTGTCCAATATCGTAGTTTGAATATTAAACTATCAGACGGTTTAGGTAACGTATTTGAATTAGGACGTGGAGATCTTGATAATCTTTGAGGTTGGTTATGACAACTGAAGTCTATAAAAGATGGTATATCGACAACAAGCCAGCTTCAGGTTTACTACCAGGAATAAATGGTGGTTACACTGATAACGAGATCTCTCAATGGCTGATGGCACCATTTGATCGCACTCTTGTTGAAATTAGAGATAAAATTGACGATTATCCAAGACAATTAAATCCTCTTACGTGCGATCCAATTATATTGGATTTTCTAGCACCTATGTTTGGATTTACTGATCAATATTGGAGTACGACTTGGAACGTTAACACAAAACGATCGTTGCTAAATAACGCCTTTAGTTTGATATGGCCTAAAAAAGGTACAAGTTTGGTATTAAGTTTTGTACTGAACGCTTTTGACATTAAACATATTATCCAAGAAGGTCAAAGTTTTATTGTCGGACGAAACGTAGTGGGAGATCCTTTAGGAACAATTTCTTGGGACTATAAAATAATTTTACCCTACGAATATTACGCCACTCCTAAAGAAGTCCTAACCAAAAAACTGGATTATTTATTTGGACCTTGCTGGTGCTCCAAAGAGGTCGTTTATTCGTCTGACTTCTTTATCACCTACGAAGTGCTTGGATTCCTAAATCAAGATAATTTCGTTCTTCTTTCTTCTGACCACACTGACGCTTTTACTGTATAGGTTTTACTACGATGACTGAACAAATTCTAAGTAGAGATAACGTAATTCTACGTCAGGTATCAGACCTTGATATTGTCGCTAGTATCGGTATAACTGATACCTTGATTATTGCCCAAAACGACGTACTTAAACGGACCACAGCAGAAGATCTGTTTGACTTCGTTAACCAAGCAGCACTAGACGCTGTAGATGCTCTAGAAACTCAAGTTTATAGCGATCTAAATGGTTACGTCAACAACACATCAAATCAAAGTATTGGTGGCACTAAAACGTTCACAGGTAACGTCGTATTCGATAATAACGTTGTAGCAGAACAAGGTTTACAACTTAATAATACAGCGCCTCAATTTGGTGGCGGTAGTGGTGTATTAGGATTAACCAATGCTAGTACTGAACCAACTACAAATCCTACTAATGGTTTTGTTTTGTATTCTAGCAATGGATTACCTATCGTCAGAAACTCCGCTGGCTATCTAGGCACCGTCGTTAACTTTAATTCTGATCGCTTCTTTGTTAAAAACGGAGCTTCTACCGTTGAACTGTCACCACTTCTACTAAACGAAACTACGGCTAACACTACTAACTATCAATTAGCGTTGACCGATTTAGGTCGTGTCGTAACTTTTAATAGTTCTACAGCACGAGATCTAACGGTTCCTACAAACGATACGACAGCTTTTCCTATCGGATCAGTAATCTATATTTATAATATTGGATCTGGTGAGATCACTCCTGTAGCGGCTTCAGGCGTAACCCTACGAAATCTAACAGGAACTATTCGCCAATACCAATCAATCGTACTGCGTAAACGTGACACTAACGAATGGACGATCCAAGGTCTTGCTGTAGTTACCGCTGATATTGCTGATAATGCTGTTACTACAGCAAAGATCGCTGATAGTGCGATCACTACGGCTAAGATCGCTGATGATGCTGTTACTACAGCAAAGATCGCTGATAGTGCGATCACTACGGCTAAGCTGGCCTCTCCTATTGCTCCAGTGGTTTCCAGTATTAATGGAGGCCCTTTATCGGGTAATAGAAATCGAATTATTAATGGCGGGTTGGCTGTCGATCAGCGGAATAATGGCGCAGCTCAAACATTCACGACTGGCGCAGCCCTGGCTTACAGCGTCGATCGCTGGTATGGGTACTGCACTGGGGGCAACGTTACCGGCCAACGGATTCAAGGAGCAACAGCAGGCCTATTTCGTTATCGATTTACTGGCGCAGCCAGTGTCACCGCTATTGGGTTTGGGCAAAGAATTGAGCAGCTCAATAGCGCCGATTTAGCAGGCACCACAGCAACTCTTAGCGTCGATCTGGCTAACTCACTACTGACTACGGTCACCTGGACAGCCTTTTACGCGAATACTGCCAACGCATTCGGAACCCTAGCCAGCCCTACCCGTACTCAGATCGCTACCGGAACCTTTACGGTAAACAGCACCGTTACCCGTTATTCAACTCAGATCAGTATCCCCGCCGCTGCTACGACCGGCATAGAAATTGTGTTATCTGTTGGTGCTCAAACCTCCGGCACCTGGACTATTGGCGATGTGCAGCTTGAATCGGGCAGTATAGCAACACCGTTCTCTTTTAGACATTTTCAAACCGAATTGGCGATGTGTCAGCGGTATTATGAAGAAGCTGGAAATCCACAGGATTCGGCGGCGATGTGGTCCGGGCAAGTCACAAATGGACTGACTTACTATGTAAGGGTCGGCTTTGCTGTTCAAAAACGAACAACTCCAACAATGTTATTATCTAGTGGTCAAACTACCAATATGAACAGCAACGCGATTGTTGCAGGCTCTGTCGCAATAGGCGTTAGTGGTTTTAGAATTGAGTGTCCTGCCACAGCTACCTCCGGCCTAGGCTGGTTTCGTTGTAACTGGGCCGCTAGTGCTGAACTTTAATTTTGTACCAAAAATAGGCCTAAACAATGTACGCAAAAAGCAACACTGATTCGATTATTCGGGTTATCGATAATTCTTTTATCCCACTAGATCCAGCTAACACCGATTACCAAGAATATTTAATCTGGTTAGCTGACGGTAATACGCCTGAACCAGTGGTACAACCACCCGAAGTTATTACTTCTAACTGGAAGGTCTTAGTAGATACTATAATCGGTGCTACCGATATTTTGTTGGTCTTATCTACTAATCCACTGTTTTCAGCTATTATAGGACGTTTACAGACGTTAAGAAATAGCAGCGATTTAATAAACGAAGACGAGCCGTTGATCGCACTTTGGAATTTGCACGACTATTCTTTTAGCGAAGAACAAGTCGAATTTCTAAATCAATTAGCGATCGCCAACAACATCCCGTTGGTATTGAGCGATCTCGGTAAGATTAGATTCAGTAGGTTTATTTAAGGTATTAAAATGGCCACTTTAGTAGGCACGTTAAAAGATTCGGCTGGAGAGCTTCTTAACGGACGTTTAGATATTAGTTTATCTAGAGGTCTTATTGATGACACGACCAACCCAGATAGTTGGTTACTACCTGTTACTAAATCGTTCGTTATTACCAGTGGCGTTATTAATATAACGTTAATCGAAAGCGAAACGTCTCAAATCCCTTACGTCTTTGAATTTTTTCAAAAGATCGGTGAAACGGGATCTCCTGCTACCCCGATTTATAGCGATACCAGTTTATTTAGATTTAGCGCGATTGTTCCTAACGTAGGAACCGTTCAATTCGCTTCGCTAACTCCTACTGGTATATCTAATGCTAATTTAGATACTGGCGCTTTTACGATCGCTAGATATTTAGCGAACGATCCTAACCTAATCCTTCTAATTCGACCTGATTTCGTTTCGGCTGTAGAATTTAACGACGTTACCGTATCCACTAAAAAACTAATACCTAAACCGTTTACAGAAGGTTTATTGGTAAAAAATCTCTACGTGCTATCGCCGTCAGGCTACGACAATTGGACGTTTAGAGTAGGTTATACTGACGCAGCAGGCGTGGACCAAATTATTAGCGGCGGTAGCACCACTACTAATACGGTAATTTCAGGTCGTAAATATATTACGATTTCCTACGATGCGGCTCTACCTAACGTAATAAAGTGCCTATTTATCGAAGCAGTAGCGGGTAGTGGTGCGATCGCTCTTGACTCGTTCGCTTCAGTAAATTATCAAAAAACCGTTTAGAAAAATAGTAGGAAATCACAATGAGCAGACCTAATTTGATTTCAGGAGACGTTTGGGAACCTTCTTTAGCGAACGCGGCAGGTTTTCCTATTTTAGACGGATCGGACGAATACGGCCACGGTCCAAAAGTAATAGACGATTGGTTAGACGATGGCAGCGATCAAATTAAATCTCGTTTTTACGATTGGCGCAACCGTCTTCGAGTAACCGTAACTAGCGGTCTAACTGTAGGTTGGAACTCTACTTCAGTTATTACGACTACTGGTAACACCGTATCGATCGCTGCTGGTACTCTTACCCTTCCTAATAATACTACAGGATTTATATTCGTAAATTCTGAAGGCGTTATAGTGCAATCTTCGAGCTATCCGCAAATAGGGATTATTCTTTCCCGATTTATCACTAACGCCGGTGTAACCACCTTAAACGATCTGCGATTTCAAAGTATAGACGCGATCGCTCCTTTAGCTATACCTACTAGCTCTACGTTTGCTATTGGCGATCTAAAAGTTAGCGCTAGAGTAAATCCTCCTACAGGATGGTTGCTTTGTGACGGGTCTAGTTATAGTACCGGAACTTATCCTGAATTATTTAGCGCTATAGGAACTACCTATAACCTACCGGGTGACGCTGGCGGTACGTTTAGACTACCTAATCTAGTAGGACGCGTTATTGTGGCTGCTGGTAGCGGTACAGGGCTTACTCCTAGAACCGTAGGAGAATTAATAGGTTCCGAGACTGCTACGTTATCGATCGCTAATATTCCGTCTCACTCTCACGGCGTATCTCAATCGCCTCACACGCACTCTATTACGACTTCGCCCCACTCGCACGGTGTTAGCGATCCAGGACACAATCATAGTTTTTCTCCTGTACCGCACTCGCACGGAATAAACGATCCAGGGCACAACCATACTAACGTAACCTATAGGCAGGTAGTTGTCCAAGGTTTAGCCGCGAATACTGGAGGTGCGGAATTATCGGCTGCTGCCAATAGCGGTCTAAACGTGGGTATTTTCCCAAATACTACTAATATAAGTATCCAAGCTAATAACGCTGGCGGAACTATCGGTGGTGCTGGGACAGGCATAAGTATACAAACCTCGACTATTAACGCTTCTGCTAGTGGCTCTACTGCGAATATCCAAGTTAATAATACTGGAGATAACCAACCGTTTTCTATAACACAACCAGCGATCGTCCTTAATTACTTTATTAGGGCTAGTTAATGGTATAATAGTATACAAAACGCTTGTAGAGGCTTCTAGGGGCCTTAGAGAGTATATTTAAGAAAAACCCCCTTCAGGTTATATTGTACCTGAAGGGGGTTTTTCGTTCGTTGTAGGCGATTCTGGAAGGGGTTAATTCAGCTTATCGAAGATATTTTTAGCTTCGTAGTAGTTTTCGCTACTAAATACTAAACGACCCTTATTATAGACGTGATGACAGGGAGGTTCGCCTGCAAAATGTTCGTATTCGATTTTTGCGGTCTTGGTAGAAACTAAAATCCGACATTCGTAAGAGGAAGAAGTGTTCATCGTGGTTACTCCAGTAGGTTAATTGAATACTGCTTGATCGCGGCCAGAAGCTTTAGCTCGATAGAGGCGATTATCCGCTATCGTATAAAGCTCTTCGATATTAGGAGTTTCGTTGGTATCCGACACTCCAATAGATACGGTTATATTCAATTGTCTTGCCACCTCGTTAACGAAGCTTACGATCCGTTGCGTTTGCTCTTTCCTCGTACTAGGAAGTACGATCGCAAACTCTTCGCCGCCTAAACGAAAAACTTTATCGCCCGCTCTTTCGATAGAACGAACTAGACCGTTACCCAAAGCCGAAAGTAGACGATCGCCAGCTTGGTGTCCGTGGCTATCGTTGTACTTTTTGAAGAAGTCGATATCGATAATTAAAAGAGAAGCGGTACTATTAGTGCGATCGGCAATATTCAGTTGCTCTTTAATATACTGATCAAAGAAGCGTCGATTGCCGCAGCCCGTTAAGCAGTCCACAAAAACTAACTTCCGTAGATTAGCGTTCTCTTCTTCGAGTCTAGAGATCTTACGTTTAAGAAACGATACGATTTCTATTTTATTATTCTTGATCGCGGTAACCATTGTTTTTTTCCTCTCGCGTGTGTAATTTTTCAAAACTGTGGCCAAGTTAAAAGGTCAGAATATTTTCCCGTTTCAGCACGGGTTAATTGGTTAAGTTTATTTTCGGAAAAGAATGACACATCGTTATTATCCACCTCTAAAATATCGTGGAGATTATCGAAGAACCAATTTCTAATTAAGTCTTTGTTGCGATCGCTCTGATATTTCGATAATAAATATCGTTTGACCTCAGCGCTGACACCAGACTTTTTTAGCTGCTGGTAATTCGGGTGGATATATTTAAGAAAGTTTAGTCGAACGGTTTCTTTAGAGACACCAAACTCTTTTCCTACTTCTAAAAGCGATTTACCCAAAATATATTGGACAAATTGGCGCTTAACTAGATTGAGTTTCGTTTGGTTCGTCACTGTATTCGACCTCGTTTCGTCTATATCTTTAAGATAGACGAGTTTAATTCGTATATATCTTTAAGTAGCGATAGAGTCTACGATACCTAAGAATATAAAAAAATAGAGCCGGGTTAGGGCTCTATTGACGCGGAAGAGGATTATTTAGAGGTTAGAGCGTTTCTTATCGTCAGACCCCAGATATAGGGATTAGATAGTACTGGATCGTATCCGGCTCCTAGAAGTCCGCTAACGAAAAGAAAAATTAGAACCGTACCTGATAGCTTAAACGTATTTTCGATAAAGCCATCTTTCCAAGGTTTGAAAAAGCCTTCCATCGTTTTAAGCTCCTAAAGAGATAGTGGTGTCAGATAGAGTTAGATAACCTTCGTCAACCAGTTTGGTTATATGGCTTATCCACGCATCTTTAGATCTGCTATCGATTACGCCTCCATTAAATAAAGTGGATACGAAAGCGGATTTAGAAGATAGAGAGGATAGTTTAAGTTCCTTAGCGTCGTCAAGTTCGTTAAAGAGCTTGCAGTAGGCGATCGCAGTAACAGCATTGGGTTTTTTGTTTTTCGCTGCTGACTTTACCGTTTCGGTATTATACTTAACGAGAAAATCAGCTACCTTACTATTAGTAGTAGGAGCGATCTCGTTTTCAGTAGTAGTAGGAACGGTAAAGGTAGAACCGCTAAGGGATTTTAGTTCGCCCTTATATTCGGGTAGAACGTCGTAATAGAGATCTTCGTTGTCACCTAACCAAAGCTGGAAATATCGGTTAGGATTATTGTTGATCTCTATTTTCTGGGATTCGTTCAACCTTAGACCACCAATCTTTTCGATAATAGTAGACCCCATATTACGTTGCCGTTTTAGAGGTAGAACCAATCGAAAATTTTGCTGGATTATATCTAAATCCATTCCTAAAGGTCCAGCGTTTTTAGTTTGACCCAGAACTACAACGTAGCAACCGATAGCAGCACCTTGGGTTGCTATTTCGATTTGAAGTCCAGCAATATCCTTAGCTAGATTCTTGATACCAGAACGATTAGCGTAAGTCTGAAGTTGAATAGCTTCGTCAAAAACGAACCATTCAGGCTCTAGATTAGGATCAGCGGCGTGGGCTGCTAGTTTATTACCCCAATCGGTAACTAACTTTTGGAGCTGTGCAGCTTTTTGATCGGTGTTCCCACTAATTAGAACACCATTCCAATTAGTAGGGATTAGATCGGTAGCTTTAGTGGACACGTAATTAACGCGATCGTAGCCGTCTAGAAGGACTCGTAAGGCGTTAGTTTTGCCTTCCCGAGTACCGGCCATCAGAATAAAGTGGGGCGCGTCAGAATCGATTTCAATAGCCTTACGGGGAATAACCTCGTTACTATTAAGAACGATCGCTCCTTCAGTAGTAGTAACGGGTTCAGCTTTAGCAGCGATTGTTTTGATATTATCGTCCACTAAAGCGTAACGCTCTTCGTAGGCGATTTTTTTTAGATCTCCTTTATTGTCCCAGATTTTTCTGGCTATATCTAACTGTTCGTCTTGGCCTTTTAAGGCGTGAGCGATAGGCGTAAAGTTAGTAGTAGACCGAACTTCTTTCGCCTTACGCTGATAGGTTATATCGTTTTGGAGGCAGTAAGCGATACCAGCGGCGATACCCAATACGCCGATAAAAGGTCCACCAAAAAGAGATATACCACCAGCTAGAATCAACGTGGGTACAACAGCAGAAGAGTGATTTAGGTATTTATCGGCTAAAGCTAATTCGGCTGTAGTTCTAACAGCTTGGATCGCTTCGGCTCGTAGTTCTAAAGAAGTGGACATTGTGTTTTTCCTCCTAGGGTAGTAGTAGTTATTAACCTTTTAGACCGCGACGAATTAAATAGATATTGCGATCTATAAATTGCCACGCCCAGATAACGCCTTCTAAGGCGAACATCGTAATAAGCATTTGGACGACGTTACCCCAATCGACACCAGCAAAATTCACGGTCATCAGAATCTCTTGGTATCCGTAACCGTCTTTTAGAGGAGGGAACACTTGAAGAAGGATTATCAGGTCGATAACGTAAGAGATTGGTTGAATCCGTCTCCAAGTGTTGATAGGGGCTATATTGATCTTATTGAAACGATTTTTCAAAAATCGCATAAGATCGTCGTCGGAAGCTTCAATCGCTATTTGTGCTGCACCTTCCTTAGATTCTTGAGCCACCGCTGAAATTAGGATCTTTAATCCCAAGGGAGATCCAAGAAGCAAAGAAGGCATAACTTCACCGATTTGAACGATTGACCAGATAATAATTCCGGCGAATCTCGATGTGATAGTTAATAAAGTCCCAATCAAAGGAAGAGTAGCAACCCAACCGTTTAGAGCGCCACTAAGATATCCGAGCGCCCAAATAGAGTAAGGTTCGATATTAGACGCGATAACGTAAAACAGACCACAAAGTAAAAGCCCCTTGAGTACCCAGAACAAAATAATAGGGGTGATTCCACCGTTGGGTTTCTTATAAGAAGCCGACATTAGTTTGCCCTCCCGGATTCAATAGCTTGCTGAACTACGTTGCGATCGCCAGTAATACTGATATTTGAAGTTTTGCCGTCTTTAATAACGGCGGTTTCACCGTTAACAGTGCAGACGACAGTGTTATCGGCTAATGGTTGATTCGTGACAAGGTCCACAATAAGCATCCCCTCGTTAATAGAGATAGGACGATTAAACTCGTCTGCGCTAGTTACTAAACGGCAACCTTTCTGAAATCGAAGCTCTGCGTCAGCAGCGCTTTGATCTAGATGTCGTTGTAATTGATCACGTTCTACTTTTTCTCGGATGCTGATTTTATCGGTAGCAGCCAACTCTCTTCGAGTAGCCACGTTAGAAGGAGAAAAGTAGTTAATAGATCCGATAAAGATGGCAAAACCTAAAGCTCCAATCATTAAAGCTTTTTGGGGTTCGTCTTCGATAAACTCGCGTAATCCGTGCATTGTGAAACTCCTAGAAAATAGTGTTTTTTTGGGTGTGAAAGGGCTGAAACCCTTGTGAACTCGTTGATTTTGTGAAAAAATCTGTGAAAAAGTGTGAAATTTCACAGATTATTTGTGAAAAAACTTGTGAAAAGGCTAAATCTGTGAAAGCCTTGTGACACAAGCGTTTTAGAGATTTAGTTCAATATCACCTCCTTCCTCGTTAGTATCAACTTTGGTGGTCACGCTAGGGGTCGATTGGGTACGTTTGGTGCCAGTTTTTTTGAAAAAGAGGTAACCAGTAGTTCCTAAAATTGCTAAGCCTGCGATCAATAGAAGACCACTAAAAGAATTAGACGAGGCTGATTCTACGTTGGCTGTAAGGGGTTCAGAAGGTTCTTGAACAGTCGTTACAGTAATAGGCGTAGAACTGGTAGCGTTTACCTTATTAAGCACGTCTACGGTCCTTGTAAGAGGAGCTAGAGTAGTATCACCACCAGTAACGCAAACGCCAGCAGAACTAAGGGTTAAAACGCTTTCGCTACTAGAGGCTTTATGCGAACCTTCAAGTCTATAGACCTCTTCGTTTTGAAAAAGGAATACAGTTTGACCTTCCGCAGTCCAAACCTCAGTAAGCTGATCGCACTTAGGACGAAAAGCAATATCAGGTCTAGAAGCGATAGGGAACGCTTGCTTAACGTTGGTTACACCGTAATCACGGGCGGCTACGGTTTGATAAGCTGTCAGGGA